CTCCGGACGGTGGCGGTTCCAAGTGTTTCCATGCGACGATCGGGTTGGAGAAGGTATGTGTTCACGAAGAATGGACCCTCTTTACCCGCTTGTGCTACAGGGGCATAGGATCCAATGAAGCAGGAGGGTGGACTACAAGCGATTGTGTCTACCGAGTTTGGACCTTTGGCATAAGCTTTGTCAAAATCGGCGTAGTTCAGCATTTACTATTGACACACAATTTTTTTCGGGATGTATATTAAATGAGTAATCTTCACCTGAATTCTGTAATGCAGTGTGAGACTCCATTGAATACACTCTTTTTTTCTGAGTTCAACAAAAATCTTCTTCAGCGTGGAATTCGTCAGGCGTTTAAGGATCGTACTGGGATATCCATAGATTATCAAAATAGTGATGATCTTTATGGGATCATGCGAGTCGTGTTCATCAACAACTCCGGTGATCACCAGAAAGAAGTGAACAAGCAGGTCAAAATGATGAATGCTCGTGTCATCGAAACTGCCCTGTCTCAGATCCAAACTGGGGTATCTCAATACATCGCCTATGTGAGTGAAATTGACACCACGAGGACCCTTCTCGACCAACCCATAAACACGAGTACGGTGGGTAAAAAAATACCCTACAACAACAAGATTGGAATCAACTAACTTAAAGTTAGAAATCTCCAATGAGGTAAGTATGAGCTTGAATTATTACAAGGCTGAAACAGAGAGAGTATGTAAATCTAAGGGATGGGACCGGGCACCCATCGACACTGTATGGCTCCTCCTTTCCGAAGAAGTCGGTGAACTCGCCTCAGCCATTCGACAGTACAAGAAGATGTACAAAAAGACGAATCTGAAAAAGGAACGAGGTACGGATGTCATGATGGAGATGGGGGATGTCTTCAGTTATCTTTTTCAATTGGCACACATGCTAAACGTAGACCTGGATCAGATGTGGGAAGAACACCGGTTCAAAATGAATGATAAAAAATATAATCTGAAGTAGTAGTAACAGCTATGAGTAAGTTTATGCTCAGCGATGAGGATGCTATTAACGACGTGAATCCATTTGTCACACAGGATTTTTCACTTCCAGGAAGTGTGCGACAGAGTGGGGGATTTGATAATTTTTCCAATGTGTCTGTGAGTGGAGGTCTGACTGATCCCAGTGAAAGTGTCTACTGCAGTATCGGTTTATGTGAGACACAAACCAAGCCCACGAATGTTTTCAGTGCCATTCACCCCCGTAGGAACATTGATACCGGGTTCGTGTGTGATATACCTGAGAAGATGAAAATCGGTGTTGCTAAACCGATGAGAGTTCCGTACTTTGGTATTTTTTTGATTGCCATGTTCATAACTCTTGCTCTATCGTTTGTACGACGGTAAGGAAGTACTCCAAACGGTCCAACTTGAAACACTCTTCGACACACTGATGTACGTGTTTTTTACAAAACTTTATGATACACTCTCTCTGCCAAGCACTTTTCATATTAATAATGGGTGGCTGGAAGCTGGGATCTAGAATCTTTGTCGCGTGTGCGAGACGAACGTACACGTTTATGTCACGCCTATGATACAAGAGTGAATCGAGTGCGAGTTCAGCCATTCGCTGTCTAACTTCCAGTGTCTTCTCGACCATGATGTCCAAAAACTTGATGTAAGGAATAGTATTCTTCTTCGCCTCGAAGAGTTGCCAATCCGCAAGAGGCTCGGTGTTCATGTAATCTGTGTACGTCTCGTACCCCTTTCCGCGTACATACGAATCATACACAATCTCCACGTAAGTGAGGTCAGATTCTACATCATGTACAACTTTCGCAGACTTAAAGAAGGAACTCATATACTCACATAAAGAATATATTCTTTAAACACCTAAGTAGTTAAACGAGCATCAGCTTATTTATGAACAAATGTACTCTACGATTGCGAACAATTCGTTTTCCTATCTCCTCACGATAGATGAGTTTAGGAATACTTTACCAGACGATCTCAGACCTTCGTGGATAAAGATTACTACGATTACGATGGTGTCAAACTTTATCCAGAATATTGACATCAAACGTCTTCGTTCCGTCTTTGAGGATATTGGTACATACAGGATGAAACGCTCCGGTACAGAAACGGATGGTTTTGAATGGAAACTCAAACCCACGACATTTTACAATCAAGTCACATTGACATATCATGATTCGTATAGTACCAAGTCAGTCAAAGTGTTTCCTAATGGTTCCATTCAAGTTGCCGGGTGCTGCGACCTCTTTGACTGTAAGCGCATCATCACACAATTGATTCATATTTTCAAAGTCTTTTTGGATTTGAAAATCGAAGTTCCTGGAGATTCTTTCAGGGTTGTCATGATCAATTCAAACTTCAGTCTCAATTATAACATCAACCTGATGAAAGTATCTGATTGGTTTGAAAGATATAATGATATTTTCAAAGTTTCATTTGAACCAGACCGATACTCTGCTGTGAAGGTAAAATTCAAGCCCGCACACGAGATGAAGGAGATTACATGTAGTATCTTCAGTACCGGTAAAATCATCATCACTGGTGCAGAGACACTCAAGGAAATTGCATTCGCATATAACATCATTAACCAACACATCAATGAAAATCCCGAGATTCGAGTGACCCGCACAGAAGATACGGACGTGTTTGATATATATCTAGGATACAAGTGTGACTCATTCGTGAAACATCTGAAGAGTAAGGGGTTTGAATCGTGGACGAGGACGATTACGAATAGACAAATTAATTTCTAACTTTATAGTAATCAAAATGTCTCAACGACTTGGAATGGCCGATGGACGCTGTTTCACGATCAATACGTCAGCCCAACTACTGAACAACTATGTGATGAAGAAGAATGATATCACCTTCGAAGACAACTACTCGTACCGCCAGCTTCTCCAGAAGCAGGGTCCCGAGCTCCTTTCGAAGATTCAAGATGAGCAGGGTAAGGGGAAGTGCAACTCGTGTGATAAACCTCTCGTCGATGCTTCTGATATCTACTAACTGAGCTAAATTACGAAAAAAACTTTAGACCCATACTCTAGAATGTCCACATGTTCTATATGTCTGAATGAAGTCAGGTCGACGAGGGCCAATCCTCCGATTCGCTGCGGACATATATTTCATACCCACTGTCTAGAGTTGTGGAAATTACAAGGTAAGAACACATGCCCCACGTGTAGGAAAGTGTTTGATGTTTCTCAATTTAAAGTAGATGTTACAATTCATAATAATTATACACAAGTATCTAACGTTGTCTCACTAAACGAAGATTCAATTCTAGACGTGCTCGATCTATTCGACATATCTTTCGAGGCGGAGAATACGTTAGACCTAAACAGTATTCTCTCAGATCTTGGGATAACCCTTGCCGACTTTGATACCGCTATCCTTGATACAGAAGGATGAGCAGTACTTATCATAGTTTAACTCCTTGTACTTTCTCGACGCAGTTCTAGGATCTTTAATTACTTTACCATTCGCATCACCTAGCAGGGGACCGGTCGCCCAGCCACGTTTATGACTAAAGACATTCGCCTTGAATGTGATTCGTTGCCCAACCTTGAACGAACCAGCCTTTTTAACTCTAGATTCAGGAATCTTAAAAAACGCGGCGACAGACTTGATCGTATCACCAGGTTTGATCTTGTATTCGACGATACCATGTTGTTTATAAAAGTGGAAATCACCCTGTCGAATATAATTCGTTGGTCGACCTGAGGACACGAACATCATAATCTTATAGTACCCCTTTTTACACTTTTTGTCACCGTCGATTTTGTAGACATTTTTAGGGTTGTCAGAAACGACGCGCTTGGGTAACCCGTCACATGATGTATAATTGTGTCTGACGTTAGACATCCCAGATCGGTCACCCGGAATCGACTTCTGCCAACGATACGCTTCATAATCTCCGACGGCGTACGCATAACAATTGTTATTGGGAATACCCTTGTTTGATCCCCAACGTCGGTTAGTAAATTTACTTTCAGATCCACTGAGTGGGAGGTCTTTTGTATTCGGCTTCGGCTTCGGCTTCGGCTTCGGCTTTGACATCTATGATGTACGTAGAAAAAAAATATCAGCATGTAATAAATGTTCAACAACCTCATCAAGTCTGAAAATCAAGACGATGTAGTCAAGCAGCTTCTCGTGTTCGTGCTGTCGATTCTCATCAGCACTTTCATCCTCCGCCTTGTGTGGAACTCGTCGCTCGTGAAGCACATCACCGTGCTCAAGCCCATCAACTCGATGCTCGATGCGTTCATCCTTTCCATTTCCATCAGGGTGATCGCCGGTCTCGACCGTTAAATTTTACGCACTCTTGTTCAGTTAACTCATTCCATTTATAAACATTTGTTCGTGTATTATAAATGTCATCTACAGTATTCATCGTAGGAAACAAGAAAGTCACGCTCAAGTACACCAGGAAAATGCCACGTGGTGAAGTTGACCGGATGAAATCATTCGTCACTAAGAATGGTGAGAAACTCGTCAAGACTTCAAAGTTTAAGATACTCTCTGAAGTTGACGAGGGTACGAAGAGGGTTTTTAAGGTTGACAAATCTTCTTTTTGAGTGTAGCGCGTTCATCATTTGATAGACCGTTCACATATTTGTTGATTTTAGCTTGCTTTAAGTTCCTTAGCACCTTATTCTTAGCCAAAGCCTTGTCGTACCGAGCCTTTGACCTGAATACACGATTCTTACCATTTACGTCGATGAAAGAGAGACGAATGGGTGTGGGGGTCTTAGTCTTGTGAGTTGGGGTGGCTGTCTTAATCTCGGAAACTGGTTTGGTGCGTGCAATACCAGGCCTCTTACGGGGTGCTGGTTTGGCTTTTGGTTTAGCCGCAAGTACAGCCGCAGCCCTCTTAATCGCACTGTTCATCTTCTTCTTCCTTTCTGCAGTTGAGAGTTTGGGGCTGGGGGTCTTGGTCTTAGCCTTAGGAGTCTTGGACTTGGGGGGAGTCCTAGCCTTAGGAATCATTTTGAGAATAGGTGCAACTTGAGTCTCACCGGTCAGGAAAGGGTGTGTCAACACATCCTCGAATGTGGGAACACTCTTGCTAACTTCGAGTAGCCATTTACGTTCACCGCTTCGTTTTACAGAGTCTTTTAATCCACCACCTTCATTTCTCATCGAAATACGACCCATCGTCGTGTACGGACCATTGAAAGTGAGGAAGTCTGTATTCGGTATGATTTTCTTTATGAAATTGTGAATGAGACGTTCTTCTCGGTCTTGTGGATGACGCACCTTCGCGAAGATGGTATACAGGAATAAGTGAAGATCATACAAGGGGTGTGCCGGTCCCTTGTCCGGAATACCTACATGTTTGTACCCACCATTTATTAGTGTAGGGTTTGTCATACGAGGAAAATGGGAGAGTCCGAAATCAATCATCACAGCATCCACACCACCATTGGGACTGGTGTAGGTCTTATTTCCAACTTTCCAAGAAAATGGAACCTTGAGATCTTTACTCACTATGACATTTCCACCATGTAAATCTTGGTGACGAAAACCGGGAATATCCTGACCAATCTGATACAGGTTATACACGACTTGTGTGATAACGGACTTTATCGCCTCGAGTGACGGTTCAGTTTGCCACCATTTATTGAATTCGACACCTTCCAAACGCTCCATATAAAGAATATTCATCTTCTCATCTTCACACTTCTTATAAAGATACATCTTGGGAACTGCATACTTTTTCAACTTTTGCGCAACTTTAAATTCAAAATCGGAGGTACCTTCAGAATTCAGGGATGTGTCAATCTCTTTGTACGCGACGTATCGACGACCATTATCATTGATACTTCCGCGGTACACTTTACCATACATACCCTGTCCAAGTGGCGTACCCTTACCAGGTCTAAGTTTCTCACTACTCCCATGATACGGAACTTTGAGATACTTACTCGGCATACACGCCTTCTTACCCCTGAGTAATTTTTTCAAGTTACTCTCAATATTAGACATACTTACTTGTTGTTAAGAAGTTATTTTCAACTTAACAAGAAGGGAAATTAAATCAAGTCCGTAGGACTTGGGAATTGTAAACTTACTGATCATCAATCTCCTCATCTTCAATCTCGTCAACCTCCTCCTCTTCCGCATCGGGAAGGTCGAGACCCTGAAACGCGAAAGAAGGGAGCTTGGCGGACTGCTCGAAGAGAGCCTGTTGGAGACGGATCGTGACACCGAACTTGTTGTCGATGAACCAGATCTGGTTGAGGTCGATGATGGCCATCGCCTTCTGACCCTTCTCGATGCTATCGAGAGTGACCATCTGCTTATTCATGTTGTAGCACTCGGGAACGAAAGACCCGTCAGACTTGGTCAGAATCTTAAGCTTCATGGTAGAAGGGTACTGCTCCTTACCGGGTCGAACGATCGGCTTGTAGAGTGCCTCCTTGAGAACCGCGACATTGAACTCTTTGCCGAGCCACTCCTTCGAGTTGGCTGCGACGGTGTTGACAATCTTATCGTCAAGTTCCTTGAGCTTGTTATGAAGCGCCATCGCTTCCTCATTATCAGGGTCAAAAGAGAGATCAAGTGAGTACGAAGTACGCCCGGTTGCCTCGTCCGTATAAGCGCTCAGGCCATAAGGAGAGCGCAGGAAAGGAAGTTGAACATATAGCTTTTTGTTGTCACCCGCGTTGAGGTAGACGGCTTTACCGCCATTCTTGTTCTTGCGAAGTTTCGAAAACTGCACGTTGGCAGGAGAGAAGTCGGAGGATTGCTGGATAGTGAGAGACATTGTTGGTTGGTTATATCTTTACTAGTTGACTTGACTTTAAGTAAGTTTTTTTGTTGACATATATCATAATAGAACATGGGTCTCTTTAAAGACTGTGGATGTGGATGTAACGGTAAGAAACAGGAGGAAAAGTTCATCATTTCGATCATTTCGGCACTCACGTTTTTCGTGGTTGCCAATCCTATGACCTTTAGGTTTGTCAGGGGGATTCTTGGATCGCGTATCGCGTCCCCTAATGGATGTCCAACAACGTTTGGTCTAGTTGTACACGCTATCGTATTCATGTTCATCGTGTGGGGCATGATGAACATAAAGAAGGAAAAACCTTCGTGTCCTAATGCGACTAAGAAAGTGAAGAAGGGTACGAAAACAGTCGTACCAATGGCAGAAGCTCCCGACCCGATGCCCGGTTTCAAGGAAGATAAGATACCCGAAAAGGTTGACACGGGTAAGGTCCTTGAGCCATTTGAGATTGGTGTCGATGGTGGGTTATTCAATTAAAAATCTTCGTCGAACGCGATGTTTTCAGAATCATCGTCTAATTTTCCATAATCACCTACACGTTTCTCGAAAAAGTTTGTCTTACCATCCAGTGAAATGTTCTCCATAAAATCAAAAGGATTTTTGGAGTTCCAGATGGGAGGCTGTCCAATTTGTTTCAAGAGACGATCGGAAACATATTCGATGTATTCAGACATTTTATCCGAATTCATACCTATGAGATTACATGGGAGTGCATCAATGATGAATCCCTTTTCAATTTCAACCGCTTCTTTGACGATTGAGTGAATGACTTCTGTCGAGGGTTTGTTACGGAGAAGTTTGAAGAGTTCGACGGCAAACTCCTGATGAAGCCCTTCATCTCGAGAGATGAGCTCATTACTAAAACAGAGACCGGGCATAAGTCCTCTTTTCTTAAGCCAAAAGATGGCACAAAAACTTCCAGAAAAGAAGATACCCTCGACACAGGCGAAGGCGAATAGACGTTCAGCGAATGGGCGGGTCTTGTCAAACCACTTCATGGCCCACTGAGCTTTGTTTTGAATACAGGGAATAGTTTGAATAGCTTCAAAGAGTTGTTTCTTTTCAGGTGAATCCTTAATGTATTTATCAATGAGTTTAGAGTACGTCTCACCATGAACCATCTCATTATGAGACTGATACGCATAGAACGACCGAGCTTCTGAGATTTGCACCTCGTCGGCAAAGTTGTTGTTGATATTTTCAAAAACGATACCGTCGGAACCAGCAAAAAACGCGAGAATGTATTTGATAAATTTTTGTTCGTTATCGTTTAGGGTTTTCCAGTCTTCCATATCCTTAGAGAAATCCACTTCTTCTGCAGTCCAGTTGGACATCTGAGCCTTCTTGTAAAGTTCCCAGAGGTGGGGATACTTCAGGGGGAACACTGTAAACCGATTTAACGTGGGGGAAAGGATAGGTTCATATTCTTCTTCTATATAGTCTTGAAAATCAAAGTATGTTCCGACGTGACGTCCATCAATATATATTTGAGGATAGGTTGTCGCTCCTGAACCACACACTTTCTTGAGTTCTTCTTTGTCTACTACAATCTTCTCATACTCAAGACCCTCTGTTTCACATAGGGTTACTGCATGGTCGCAGTATTGGCATCCATCCTTCGAATAAATATTAACTTTCATCTGTGATATTATCCCTGATTATTTTTTGTTCGAAAACTCTAAGCATGATTGTGCCCTCTGAAATAATTCAGGATGATATAGTGAAAGTTTTAGTAAACGAAGATGGTATCGAGGATGAGATGCTCGCAATTGTCGCGATGAACACTGGTAGAACATTGGGTCTTCACTACTTAAGTCCCACTGAGTCTATATATAAATCCGCCTGTGTATATAAAGTTGACAGTGACGAAATGTGTCCCGCTCCTTATGATAGTCTCATGGAACATTACCCCTCTGGAACGACATTTGAAGACTTAGAACTAAAGCGGGTTCGTAAGGACCCGGATATGTACGCGTTTTACTCCGAAATAGATCCAGAAGAGAGTGACAGTGACGTCCACGAGATGCCACTCGAAAGTGATACAGATTCTGAAATGATGGATTTCGTTGTTCCTGATTCAGAAGTAGATGGTCAAAACATCATGCCACCGGATTATGCAGCTGTCGATAAGGAATGGAATGAATGGAAACCATCTTCCTTAGGTGCTCGTAGTTTCAAAGAAACGGTTGATATGATTGAAACTCGCGTCAGACGCCTAAGTCAATGATGCGTTTTTACAAAAATAAATAAAAGATTGATCAGAACAAAACAATGCTGGCAACTATATGGTCTGACATAGACAAACTCCTACAACAAACTACTGAAGAAAAGCCGGTGAATATTAATTTGTGTCGTGAATGTGCGGGTGTAAAAATTTTTTCACCTGAGGGGTTACCGACGTGTTCAGATTGTGGACTCGTCGAAGATCGTTACGTAGACGATACCGCTGAATGGACGAGTGGAATGAACGATGATGGTAAAGTGAACGATCCTTCGAGGTGTGGAAATCCAAACTCAAACCCTGAATTATTTTCGCAAAATTGGGGAAAAGGAACAATCATCTCAACACAGCATTCGTCAACATATGAAAATAAGCGAATGGCGAAGATTAATTTTCATATGTCTATGAATCACAAGGATCGATCACTTTTTCATGCATATCGTGACATAGATGAAGCGTGTCATACACTACCAGAAGTGGTTCTCAAGGACGCGAAGATGATGTACCGAAAATTCAACGAAGAAAAATTGACACGGGGTGCTGTGCGTTTGGGTATCAAAGCGAATTGTGTATTGTATGCGTGCCGCCTCGCGAAGCATCCGCGTACAACAAAGGAAATTGCTGATATGTTCGGTATCCAATCAAAAGATGTGAGTCGAACGACTCAGATTTTTAAAGATACCATCATGGGTATGACGGAAAAGAATTATGTTACAAAAGCATTCGATGTGATGAACCGACTTTTGAATTCATTCGAAGTGACGAAAGAGGAAAGACTAAAGTGTATTCAGTTGTGTAAGACGACGGATGACTGCGCTGAACTTATGAGTAAAACGCCGAACAGTGTAGCATCGGCTATTATTTATATCGTCATGGGGACGAACGTAAAGAAAACCGAGTTATGTGAGAAGTGTAACATATCTGTTCCTACGCTCAACAAGATTGAGAATCTCATTAAAAAGCACTTAGAGCTTAAAGTATAGTAATAGAATATGGTGAAGTTGTTTTTAGCCACACCTTGTTACGGTGGATTATGTTTAGAGAAATATATGAGTAGCATTATAAAACTTCAGATCCTTTTAATAAAAGAAGGTATTCAGTTATTTTTAGACACAACAGAAAATGAATCTCTCGTACACCGTGCACGTAATGTTTCTGTAGGACGTTTTATGCAAAAAACTGATTGCGAATATTTCATGTTTATCGATGCAGATATACACTTTGACCCTGCTGCAGTTGTACGCCTTGTCAAATCTAATCACGATCTCTCCGTCGCATGTTATCCCAAAAAGGTTGTTATGTGGGATCAGGCGGCTGATGCGGTTAGGAGAGGTGACGAACGTGACATGTCAATGCTTTCATCGAGTCTCGTAATTAACTTTGGGGCACACAATAGACCCGTCGTAGATGGTTTTATTGAAATTCTTGATGGACCAACTGGATTTATGGTGATTAAACGCTCAGTCTTCAAGACACTCGAAGAAAAGTTTCCGGAACTTTGGTGTAAAAATGATCACCAGAATAGAGACTTTAATGAATATCATGCATGCTTTGATTGTATGATTGATCCCACAAGCCGTCGGTATCTTTCTGAAGATTATGCATTTTGTCGCCGTTGGCAACAAACCGGTGGTAAAATTTATGCTGACGTGAACACAACATTAGGTCATATTGGTAATCTTCCATTTAGTGGTTGTCTAAATGAAAGGCTTAAGGTTTAGGAAAGAATCACAAGTAGATGAATATTGTGACGGTATTGGTTACTCGATCTAAGTCGTGTCACGTCAAGACACTTCATTCCGTATTAAAGCTGAATATTAGATGTATCCATAAAAATATTAGTAATGAGATTGTATACGTAGACGATGATCCATACAAAAAAGCTGACGTGGTGCAGAAATGTATGAAGAAGTGTGATCGTATCATATTTATTGATTTTGGAATCGGTGTAGATGATGCTTCTCTTGATCAGTGTTTCGAAAAACATGATGGTATAGGTTGTCTTGTCTTTCCAGGTGTGAAAGAGGGTGTTGATTGGGACATGTTCAAACAGAAAATAAATGATGGTGTCGATGAACCTGTCACACAAATGGGACTTCACTTTGATACCGATGTCGATAAGAAGGTTGGTAAAGATATTTATCAAGTTACGAATACGAATGCACGTGCATGGATGATGAACGTAAAAAATGTTTTAAAAACACTCCATAAACATAAAGATCAAAAGATAGGTCCGAAGATGTTTGATAAATTTTCGCAACAAGGTGTGCGAGTTTGTGCATTTACAGCATCTAAGTTAATCATAACATACACACATGAATGTGTGAGTAACATCTTGAATGCTGCGGGTGTGAAAGTAAATTAAAGTTTTTACACACATTTTAAACATGTCTATAAAGTCGGATACCCCGCTTTACAAATATGTCGTAGACTTTATCCATACAACATGGGGAAGTAAGGACTATTTTCCAGGTCCTCAGCCCATTTCTATTGAATACAGACATTTTCCGGTTCTTAAAAAGGGTGACTATGTTGTATGTGAAAAGACTGATGGTGAACGTCACATGATGGTGGCGTTGATGTATGAAGGAAAGAAGAAGTGTCTTTTCGTGAATCGTTCATTCAACATGTTCGAAGTGTCACTCAATCTCAAAAAGAATGTATACGATGGAACAATCTTGGATGGGGAACTGTATGAAAATACACTGATGGTTTATGACGCTGTCCTCGTGTGCGGTAAATCGGTGTGGAATTCAAACCTGTTGGACAGACTTGGATATGCTAAGTTCGGTGTCGTCGATCCGATCATTTATATGAAGATGGATAAACATCGTCTTCAGATGAAAGAGTTTCATCATATGAAAGATTTCCAAGAATTCATGGATCAACATCTCCCAAACGTGAAACAAGAAATTGATGGCCTTGTTTTTACTCCCATCAACGAACCCATTCGTCTCGGGACACATGAAACGATGTTCAAATGGAAACCGCAGATGAAAAACACGGTTGATTTTCTTATGAAACGCGAACCTTCGAGAGAAACGCCCGGATGTGTACCCGGTCGCCCTGTATGGAGATTGTACGTACAGGAAAAGGGGAAACTCTTTTTCGAATCCGAGATTCCGCATAACCGGATGGAAGACAAAACTTGGTTCGAAGATGGTGCAATCGTCGAATGTATGTACATGGGGTGGGAAGAGCCGATGTGGTGGAAACCGCTCAAGAGGAGACATGATAAGACGTACCCAAACAATCGTCGGACGTTTTACCGAACGATCGTGAACATCAAGGAGAATATTAAGATGAAGGAGTTTTTAGATTGTAGACCATAAAATAGAACCCACCTTGTTCAGGGAGATCATGGGGTTTTATCGTCTCATCATCTATGAGATGCCACTTGTTTCGAAGTTTTACGAAACTCACGTAGTGACCCGTATATTGACGACCAACATGTAGCGCACTCGACACGAGATTATATTCGTATTTATCGATGTGTAGATTTTCTATGATTTTAATATGACTTTTCCGATCAAACGAAATCATCAACACCTGTGGCAACTTTGAAAAGAGCATACGCGTCGTCGCGACATGGTGCACCTTTCCGTGATCATCTTCAAAGTTTTCTATGGTATTCCAGTCTGTACTTTTCAATAACATCTTTTCCATGTCTATGCCATCGGAGGTTATCAAATGAACACTGAAATCTTCTTCATTCGATGTCTTACCACCCGGCCATACCGTCTCTTGTGTCTTTTTTCCATAAAACCATGTTTTTATTTCCGGTCTAGAAGTCTCTAAAATGTCTATGATACACATGATTGCTTCCTGGACATCATGTTGTTCGTTAGAACCGAAACGCGGAAACTTTTCTCGAAAATGTCTGATGAGTGTTTTAATATCTATGCTATCGCGACCCTTTGTCCAGTAGGATTTGACAAGTTTTGAATATTCATTCGAAAATGCACATTCTCCTTCGTATGGACATCTTAAGAAGAAGTTGCTCAACACAGGGATGTACAAGAGACATTGGATCGCTGTGTTGAAATAGCAGGTGTTCCCTTTATTGTCGAAACCCTTCATTACATTTTTTGAATAAAAAAGGCTTAAGTAAATGACGCAATTATTAAATGTAAACAAAAATCATGGATATCAAAACAATCACCGAAAAAGTCAAGGACGTCTTTGATACACACAAAAATGAAGAACACGTCGAAGTAGAGATTAGACTTGGTAAACACAATGGAGCCTTGTTCGATACGAATGTTGGTAAAGAAACGTTCAACCAAGTTCTCAAAGGCTTGAAGAAGTACACAGGTTGGGAAAAAACTAAGACGAGTACAACTGAAGTGTATTATGATGACGCGAACGGTATTCGAATTTCATCCGATGAAGATACTGGAGAACAAAGTATGATTCAGAAGATTAATGTTGTAAAAGAAGATTTCAAGTGTGAACCGCTCGATGTTCGATTCAGTATTTCAAGGGAGATTCCCACACATGGATCATACGAGATGGATCGTAAGCGCTCCAAGATGCGTCACTCTTTTATCCGAAAGAACCTCAGTATCGACATGACCATCTCGTCGGGTGACAATGTCGACATGGACTCTGAGGACGCCTCTTCGTATCAGATCGAGCTTGAAATCATAAAGCCTGGTGATGTCAAATCATACAACGAACTTTTCAATATACTTCACAAGATTCATGACCTTTCAAAATTAATCTAGATGAGTATTAGGATGCTGTATCTATTACTCATCAGTATTGTTTTGTTTTTCATGTTTGAGAAACGTAAAGTTTCCGAAGAAGTTACAGGATCGAAACATTTTTACATCAGTAACGGTCTTTCAAAAGATGTATATATCTTAATGCACAAAGATGGTTCATCAAAAGAAGAACTTGATACATTTGTTCAGATGGAGGACAAATTTCTTGAATATGAAAAAGACTCTGTGTATACGGGGTCACCACACATAGTTCCGGCGACTATTTTGTCTAATAAAATTAAAGAACGTTTTCCTAAATACAACTTTTCGTACCACACACTACATTTAAAGCAAATCTCAGAACCTAAAAAAGGTATCAATCTAAAGATTAAATACTCATAAGGTCTATGGATGGAGCCAGACATTTGGTTGTTGAAAAACCAGATGGTTCAGTGGCAATAGCATTTAACCAAGATGTTCCACCACCGGAACCACCTGCTTCATGTTAACGTGGTTTTTTAGAATTATAGATATCGTTAACGCGTGTTTCATGTTTACGACTTTCATGTTGGTAGTTACAGGGTGGCCAATTGCTACATATCACATAGTGGTTCATGGAATTCTATCTATTATGATATTTGTCCCGCTCATGGTAATTGATATGTGGGGTACGGCCGTATATCAATTAGGTGTTGCGGTATTATGTATGTATTTAAACTACACTTCTGAATATGTCACTGTCCAGCATCTTGAAGAGATTCCATAAGACCATCTTATGTTGTGGACTTTCAACATATTCCCAGTCATCAACTATAGACATGATGAGTTTGTTATCATCGGGCTCATCATTTTTACGAAAACTGAGGGGTGCATGTTCTCCCTCACTCCTAACATTTCTAATGTAATCAGCAACGATGTATATGATCGAATCCAGAAGTTCTTCTCGTGCCATATCAATCCATGAATTTTTAGATGTTCCCCACATTCTCGTGTCATCATTTACGCGAACACCGTGTTTATAACGTTTCAACCCGAGCTCTAACCGTTCGGTTAGATCCTTTCGCACGCGCATTTGTATTAACATTGTTACGAAACTTTAACCATTTTTTCTTAAAATCGGTCATACGTTTAGCAGTCGCGCGTTTTTTATTAGACTGAAGATTCATCACGAAATTCATCGCGGCCCGACGATATGACTCCCTAAGATTTAACGCGACACCATTCACGTTGACAAGATTCTTCTCTAGGTTGCGTACACGCTCACGTTTCCATTGCTCGACGAGCTTCTTTTTGAGAGCGTCAATATCACGCTTAAAAGGTACACCAAGTTTGTTTGTTTTCTTGATGTTACGAATCTTGTTCTGTACAATCTTGACATCCGGTGTAAGATTGGGTTTGTACCTGTTCATCCACTTAGAACCGTACAGTTTATTAAGATCGTTGCGAATCGAATTTTCATTTAGACGACGTTTTAGTTCAGCATTATTTATTTTCAACTGACGATTGATGTTTTTCTTAATTTCTTTCGTAGCCTTTTTGTTATTCTTAACCTTTTGTTGCATTGCACGAGGAGAAGGGGTATTGGGTACATTTATGTTATTTCGAGCCTTTTCGATGAGTTTACAAAGATCACCCTTCTTTTCTTTTCCAGTCAATGGAATCTTCATGACACCGGCGATGCGAAGAAGTTCTTTGACTTTTAGATTTTTACACAAAACCTTACCTACTTTGAATCGAGCATTCATTCCTGTGAGTGAAACATTGGTACCCTTGTTGATATTCTTGTATGTTACCGTACGAATACCTCTTTTTTTCTTGATCATGTCACATATCTCATCCTTTGTCGCGTCACGAGACCCATTAGTCATTCGTTTACGAAAGTTTACAACACCGAGTGTACGCGCAAATTCCTTGAGTTCAGAAATTTTCATACGTTTACACATCTTGGTGTCGATTGCGAGAGCATTCAACTGGTTTTTTGAAAGTTTCGCCGTCGCTTTCGCTTTCGCTTTCGGTTTGGTCTTCGTTTTTACATTGGGTTTGGACTTAGCTTTTGGTTTAGCCTTCAGACTGTCATTAAAAACACCAGTCACTTCAATCTCACCACTTCGATATAGGCGACGAGTAAATTCATTTCCAAACGTGTATGCACTTTCAAGTGCGCGTGGATTTTTAGCACCAGAAATTTGAATATTACCAGTTTTAGTGATGATGTACTTATGTTCAGTCGACTCTATATAAAGAAATGGTGTGAGTTCGGGTTCATAAGATGCATATGACATACCATATTGCTGAGCCTTCGCAGCGATCGAGGCCATGTTCCTAAATATACCGTTAATTCTGAACTGACCACTCAGGTTATTGTATTCAAACGCACTATACAGGAAGGGTTGTTTTTCTGTGTATTTTTCAACTACGTAACGGCGAATGAGTTCAGGTTGGTTCGAGATATTCGTACCCACGAAACCACCAGAAAAACGAATCTTACCATTCCTGAATAGACTCACAGTCGCACCCTTCGTCTCGACGTTATTTGAGACTTGAAGTTTGATTTGCACTTGGTTGTAGTTTTTATTGAGATCACCTTGTGGACCAGATTCCTTTGTATGCGAAAATCCCTGTTTAAATTGACCATATACACCTCGTATTTCAGTTGTATCTATATAAAGACCTTCACCAATTGGTGACTTAGCGAGTGGTCGTTTAAGAAGAATGGTTTTGAGATCTAACCGCGGTGTTTGACCATATTCTTTATTTACAAGCGCATTGAACATACCGGGGTTCAACTTACTAATTTGAAGATCGGTCTGAGGAGACATAATAC